CAAGAGGTTTAAAAAAACTTCTTACTACTGAACTTTCTAAGATGAGCAGCAGAAATGTATTCCCCAATAAGCCTCTAGGGGAAGACCCAGTACCTAACATGTCTGATGAAATGAAAAAGCATTTAGGAGATCATAAGTCAATTAGAGGTATTATAGGTTGGGTACAGGGAATGTTGAACAAACTTTCAACTGATGCACCTTTATTAGCTATGGAATGGGCCAAGTTGACTTTCAATAGATATTATCCTAAATGGTTTCCTGAGAAAGATTCAAGGCCCATAATAGCTGAGTTGATTAGAAACAGTGATGACAGTTACGTAGCACTTACAGGACCTACAAAAGAGAAATGCATGCTGTTCAGCACCTATTTATATTGTGTCAAGAGGATGTTTTGCATGAAACAAAACTTAAAGAAAAGTTATGTGTCAAAACATTTTGGTGAAATGATACAGCTCTTTATTGATGGTTCAAGTGTCATAAACATATGGTTGAAACAAGCTTTAAGTGGTTTTAAAAACATATTGGGTGTATCTTATGAGAAAGACATGTATCATGTTATTTCATCATGCAACACCTTATTAAGAAACGGAGCGGACGAAATTCAGATAAGACATTGGTACATAGTGGCAATGAATAGATTACTTAAAATGTATAAAATGTGTAGAGGACAGAACAACCATTTTGAAAGACTTGAAATTGATCCAGGTCATTTACCGGTGGGCCTTTTTGGTTATCCTAGATATCTGTCTCAATTCGAAATAAACGTTGGAGGAATGCAATGTCACCTGAACAAAATAATAAAAGAAATGAGGGATGGTCAGCAAAATGGTTTCACAAAAGAGATGAAAGTATGTCTATCTGCTCTATATTTATCTTTAGTAAAAAGAACCAAGGATGACATTAATGATGAAAATTTGGATGATTTTGAAAATGAAGATGTACAAGCCCACAAGCTTAAAGAAGAAATAAAAAACTTTTTGAAAAGTACAATGGATATAGTTGAAGAGGAAAGAAACCTACTGGAGACTGAAAGGGACATTTTGTCAGAGTTTGTGTTGTTGTCTAGAACCATGACAGGTGAAACAGCAGGTATTACAAATTCTTTTTCAAGGAAATTCATAAACTGTCTTCAAATAAAGTTACCTATAAAAGTCAAAATGGCTAAGACCATAACTAAACTAAAGGAT